TTAGTATACGGAGTAGACTATAAATGTTATTGCAAAGGTGATGATTTTATCGTATTCTATAGAAATAAATATCCAAAGTCTACTTTAGATTCAATGTATTATGCTTATTTCATGAAAGCAGTTAAATTGTCAGACTTGGCAGGTAATTATGATGATAGAGAATATGGACTAGGTCAAGTATTGAAGTTTTTGAAAGTAGGAGACATAACTAGTCTTGATTACCTGTCTTTAAGAGCATTTTATAAAAATGAAAAGGAGATAGTATTAGTAAGAAATCCTGAGAAATTTTTTGATCTCTCTAGATATTCACGTAAAACTAAGAATATGAAACCTATTGAAACTATAGGTTATTTATTAGATCAAGCTGAATCATTGAGGATAACATATGGAGGAATTGATATATTTGACAAACAAGCAAATTTATATGTTGAAAAAGCAAAACAAATAGCTAAAGATGTTAATATGACACATGCTGTAATACAAAAATGTCTAAAGAAAAAGTTACTTACAAAGAAAAATAGACAAACTTTAAGAAGATTTAAGGCATGTGTAGATGAAAGTAAAAATAAAGATTCAGTATTATACAATATCTCACCATTAAAAGATAAGAAGAGAAAACCAGATGGCATAACATGGTGGGATTGGCAAAAATTAGAGCAATCTCATGTTGACGTAGATCAACATGACATTATATATTTAAATAGAGAGATTAATAGTACATACTAAGTGAAGTAAATGATATTATAATAGTGACGACCCGGACTTGACTCTCATGGGTTCCTGCTGAGCAATCAGGGGTTACAAACCTATGCGCCGAACCAAGCGGGGAGAGTTATTCATCTCGTTGAATTGCATGTAGTATCACTGCCCGTTAACAGCCGGTAAGGGCTACATGTTAATACATTTGTCTAACGATTGTCACACATACATTTTTAAAGCATATCTATATTTATATTTATTTACAATGTTGACTGCCAGCGCAGTCCATGGAGACCGAATAAAATGTCAACTAACAACAACAAAAGCAACAACAACAACAAAAACAACAACAAAAGAAAGAAGAAAGTACCTATAATGAACAGAAGACCTAAAAGAACAAATAGACAGATTAGGAGATTCAGAATGCCTGTAGCACAAACAGCTTCAGTGCCAAAGCTATTCATACAACGAAGAATCACAGGAACATCAGCAACTGTATCAGGTTGTGATCTGGTATACGCAATACCTGATAATTTAGTGAATGCTACAGGATCAAATGTTATAACAATTATACCAGCTAACCCGGCATACTGGATAGGAACAAGAGTAAGTCAAATTGCAGCAGGATATCAGAATTATAGACCTATCCAATTTGATGTTATATATATTCCACAATGTGCAGTAACACAACAAGGAAATGTAATAGGAGGGACCTTGTGGAACACAATACCTACAGAAAATAATTTACAGCAAACATTAAAAACATCAAATGGTGGCATGCTAACACAATGCTATAGACAAGCTACTTCTATAGTTAGAATGAAAACAAATTTACAGTACAATTTATATAGGACAGGAGGGGCTATAGATCAAGAGTCAAACCCATTTATATTTATAGCCTTAGCAATAGCATGTCAAAACAATAATGGGAATGCAATTGTACCGGGTTACTTTTATGTCAGATACACATACATATTTAAAAATCCTATAGGTTCTGGCATAACATATCAAAATACACAATTGACGACTAGGCAAAGTAAAAGAACATACTTATTAAATGCATCATTGTATTTATGTAAGAAGATAACAACAATCAATGGTGTTGAAATTCCTATAGGAGCTAGATTAGACGTAGAATATGATAACAATAATAATAATCCTGTCTATCACTACTACTATAATGGTACACCGGTAGATAGTGAAACAATAACAAACATATGGGTATTAGAGAACCAACCTACAGTACCGTCTAATCTATCTAGTTTAAGGGTTTACAAGGAACCTAACAATATAGAGTACACAGCTACAATGAATACACCAGAGCCAAATTATATATTCAATTTAAATGCAGGTCAAGGAATAAGTTATAAGGATGGAGATAATATTAGGACAATCATAAATAATACAATGGATACGATATTTCCATTGATAAAAGATGTGGGAACTAAGGTGTATCAAATATTGGACCTATCACAGAACTTTGGAACAGTAGATAACGTAGGCATAGAAGATGGGTTCCAATTTATAAGTAATGCGTTGTGGACAGTATTGAAGCCAAGTACAAGACAACTGAAGAAAGAAGAGGAACCACAGCGTGAAGAGGAGAAGAAGAAGAGTGAGTAAGAGGAGTGAAAGGATAGCAACACACTACAAAATCGGAACACAGTTCCGTGAGCATGTAAGCGACATGGGCACCTTGCATGTTAGTGAAAGCGTTGTTATTCAAACATTTTATCTAATTTTCTTAAATTTATAGTTAAGCGAGGGTTCGACCCGCTACTAGTGTCACAGCTAGTAGGTCTATATTAGTATATTATAATAAAGAGCAACCAGAATCACCACTCGAAACAGAAGGAGTAGGTGTTATAATAGAAGTAATGAAGAAG